CACCAGTAATCTTATCAAGTATTTTCTCGTTGACATTCATTATTCATTACCCAAATGGCGACATTGGTGGCATTGGCGAAGGTCTTTTTTCCTCTTTATCAATCACGATAAACCTAACAAAAGCAGATAACATTCCATTGGTGCTAGATTTATTATAAATCCTATCATGATTTATTTAATCAAGGTTCATTGGGTTCTGTAAGTCAATCCTATCTCTTTCATCTTCAACAGAAACATCATTAGCTATTACTTCACCCTTCTTCATGTTGTGTAAGAATGTTTCATGGCTTATTCCGCCTGATTGCCAAGCACCCATTAACGCTGTAAGGTCTTGTGCAGAAATCTTAGTGTCAGAGAAGTCAGTGTTTAGCTCTACTTCAATATCACCACTAACGCCTTCCCATTCAGCCATTAAAGACAATGCCTTTGCAATACCTTCTTGAACTGATAACACAGCACCAACCAATACGGATGATTCAGAGTTTTGTCTGAGTCTTACTGCTTCTGCTGACTCGACACCTGTTTTTTCTGTTTGTAATAGACTAGCACCAAGACTTGCCATAATGCTTCGTTTTTCTTCTACAGCCTTTTCTAATGCTTGCAGTCCTTGACCAGTAAATTCTAAGTACCCAGCTCTACTAGACGAATCTGGCAATATCCAAGCTGAACCTGAACCAATTTTTAACTCACTGTCACCATCAATTCCTGTTACATAAGGCGTAGGCAACGCTGTAAAGTGTCTGCCATGCTCTAAGTCAGCACTGGTTCTATACATTGACAGGTTAGTATCAACTAATGACATCAGAGGCGGTTGTGTTGGATTAAGATTTAATTCATTACCACTTAATGCTACAAATGGGATTTCATTTAATGCTTGACCAACTTTAGTAGGATATATTTCATTCCATAGACTCCAACCTTGCGAATCTCTCCAAATTCTAACAACATATTTACCATCTTCATCTATCATTAACTCTCTGTACTGAACTTCATAAGTCATGTCATAAGTATCATTTAACGCATGAGCAACATAAGTTTCTTTTAAAACGATAACATCATCCATCCAGTTAGTCATTTGCTCTGTAGTGTAACCTGACAAATAAGCCCTATCTTCCGTTCTGTCAATTAGTATTCCTTGTCTACCCATTAAGAGTTGCTCGGATAGCATATTAGAAATGAAATCTTTTAGGCTTACACCTGTACCTGTAATGTCTTGTGCTAATTCTAAAATTCTGTCAGGTGCATTTATGACTGGCTCAATACGCATAACAGCACCAACAAGCCCTTGTACTGTGTTCTTAATTGCATTGACATACATTGCTCTCATTACATAAGATTCGTATGATTTTTTGTCTTGACTTGATAGCTTAGGTAAGTAAACCTCACCTTTTTCTTTAACTTTATCTGAGCCTAAAAAAGAATCTCTGACCCTTGTCCACTTATTCTCTGTTTCTATATACAATGGATGTTTGCTTTCAATTCCCATCTTTTAAACTCCTATAACTTTAGCCAATCGTGGTTGTCCTTTTCTTTTAATCATTGGTTGCAATGCATATCTTAAAGCATCAATATAGTGATTATTAGAATCAACTATAGCTGGCAATATATCCTCTGTCAACCTATCTACTTTATAACTATATTTTAGAAATTCACTGGCTGTTTCCATACACCTACTATGAATATACACCTGTCTGAAACTTCTTATAAATTCTATACCATCTTCAATACTGCCGCCCCACTTGTGAACTGACTCAATTCTATATCCTTGCCTTCTAATATAGCTTATGGACTCAGGTCTAGCACTATCTGCTCTTATTATATGCTGTTTTGACATTGGAATTTCATCTATTAGTTTGTAGGTGTGGTCTAACTCGACTTGTCTGCCACCAGCTTCATAATCAATCCACAAACAATTGTCAAAAATATGGCATCTTAAAATAACTGTAGGGTCTTGGGAGAAGCCCCAATCTAATCCATAATAAAAAGTAGCATCAGGTGGTGCTACAAAGTCCATTACTGTCGATTTGTTTTTAAATATTTGTGCCTCAGTTGCTTTTCTGCACTCACCTTCCCAGATATGTAAGTAATCATTGTAATCTAATGCTTTTTGATACTCCATCTCAGCTTTTAACTCATCCGTAAAATATGGGTTCTCATCCCAGTTAACTTTAACTGTGAGCTGGTCTGGTCTTTGATTGACTATAAACTGTTGGTAAGTAGGGTCTGTTTCTAAGTTAGGATTAAGCGACAACCACAACTCAGAATTTTTTTTGCGTAAAATCGTTGGCGTAAGGATTCTCCAAGATATAGCTGGAATAGTTTGACATTCTTCAGCCCATGTAATGTCTATTCCTTCGAGAGATTTAATTTGTTGTGGGTCATGTTTAAGTCCATGAAAGATAAACTCTGTGCCATTCTTGCCTCTAATAGAATCTCTATACACAGTGTAAAATTTTCCGAGGTCATATTTCTCAACGCAAGTAGATAGTAACTTATGAACTGAATCCCTGATTGAGCCTTGAACTTCACGAGTGCAAAGTATTCGTTTCTTTTCTTTTAAACCTATTACTAACAATGCTAAAGCAAATGATGTAGATTTACCACCACCTCGACCACCATAAAACGCTTTTACAGAATGTGGCTCTAGCAAACCCTCAAAGACATCTGGGATTTGTATCTTAGAAATCATTTTGACTTAACGAACTCTACCTGTACTGAGAAATCACCTTCTACATCAAGCTCTTGTCGTTCTACATAGCCACGACCCTTTCCTTGTGTCTTTAGAAATAGGTCTATGGCTCGTAACTTAACAGTTTCATTAGTAGTAGCCATTAAAGAATGTAATCCTTCCTCTGCAATGTCTAGGCTTTCTTCTCTTATATCTTGCAGTTGGTCTTTATCTTTCAAGGCTCTATCTCTTACAGCAATTCTTGAGATGTCAACTCCATACTCTTTTTTATAAAGCCTTACAGCTCTAGCATAGAGTCCTGCACTCTCTCTAAGTCCACCCCAAAATTCATCATTTGATAATTTCATGTTTTTGTTAAGTTTTGTTAAGTTTAAAAATCATCATCATCAGGAAAATCTCTACCCTTATCACCCATAAATGGTTCGTTAACTGCTGATTCTACAGCATTTGCTACAAAAGGCAACTCAACCTTACCTGTAAGCATTTTGTTTCCTGTGCTTGTTACATACAATTCATCTGTATATTGTTTTGTAACATCATCCCAAGTATTTCTAAATCTAAAAGCTATTTCTAAGTCTTTACCATCTACATTTATATAGGCTTTTAGAATAGGTTTCTTTGTTGCTTGTATAGCTTCAACACCTTTTTTGCTAAATAATCCTTGTGCAATAAAAATAGTTGATGTGTTTGGTTTTGCTTCGTATGCCATTATTTTTTACTCCTAATTTTTGATAATAATGAGTAGCTTTTTGTTACTAAACTACCCAATTGTTCTACTGTAATTGTATTAGTGCCATCTGACCGAATTGATGCAGGTAGCCATCCTTTTTTAGTAGACATTCTGTTAATAGCTTTTGATGTAAAAACCACTCCATGAAACGCCTGACAATGAGCAACACTGTAACCTTTAATAGTTGACCATTTTAGTATGTCTTTATCATTGGTTGTCCACCCTCTCATACTTTGAGCGTGTGCAACAGTCCAACCTAAGTCATTCTTTAATCTGAGTATCTCTATTCTGTCTGTAAATCTGTCTTTATAAGCAAGTGAAGGGTCGCTTAGATGTTCTATAAATTGCTCATAAGTAATCATTCACTCTCCAAATTAGTAGTTACTTAGGGTAACAACTCCCCGATACGACATCTCTGCCAACCTAACGAGGGAAAGGTTTAGGGAATGAAAGCCCTAGTAAAACCCCCGAATACTGTTTCGGCTACAGTAATTCTTAAATTGTTGCTACAGGATTTTCAAATAATCTAGCGTGGTAATCCTGTACTTGTACTAAGCCTTTATCACTGGCTTCTTCATAAATATTTGTAGCCAGCTCTATATCTCCATTAGCTTTTGCTATATCTAAATCATCTTTCATTTGTACAACTTTAGCACCATATTGTTGTGCTGGTGTTAAGGGTTTATTATACGCACTTGGTTCTTTTTTAGGTTTTGAATTAGAAAAATCTTCTGCTTCACATTCCGAGTAGTGTCCTAGCGTGTAAAAACCACAATTTTTTAACAGACTGCGACTTAATGCTCTTTTTTGAGCCATCTCCAATAAATAGAAATTGTTACAGCTCTTGCCTATCTTTGGACTGTTCATAGCTGAAGCAAACATTGTAATAGGCGGTTTACCTTCAAGGGTAGTAATACACTCCATAGCACAATAAGTTTCAGTACATGCAATAATTTTATACTCTACCTTAACTTTAGACTTAGCTTCAATCTTCTCAATGCCCTCTCTCTTAATAATTGTGTAGTGAGCATGTGGAAACATATCTGTTTTTTCCAAGCCATATTTTAAATACAAATCTTTTAATACACTCATTATGTTCTCCCTTTATAAACATACTCAGCCCACTTACATTGCACATCAAATCTGTTTGTACCTTCTACTATATTGGTATCAAACACATGACCAAGTTGTTTTAAATCAAATATTACAGCCGCTAATCTCATAATGCCATAAGTATCATCTGCTTGGCGTGGCGTAATACTTCCTTTAGTCCTAACATACGCTAGGACTTGTTCTTTTTGATTACTCATTTTCATTTTCCATCTCCTTTAAGTCTTTAGATTGTTGTTCTTGCCAATTGACAGGAACTAAATTATCATAATGAATACCATCACTAATATAGTAAATTTCACCAGTATCTTCCATTTCTACAACTTCTCTGCTACCCTTCATCTTAACCATCCTTGCATGTGTACCACATACGGAGTTAATCCAATACAAAATCCTAAAACAAAGTACCTGCCTTGTTTTGTAGATTTTTTAAATTTTTGATGAGGGATTTGATTTCGTCTAAACTCACTTTGAATAAATCCATGTTTCCATAAGAAATGCTTTATAGTTCTAATCATTATTTTTTCTCCTTAATAATGTTTGCACATTTAGTTGAACAACAAATTGTGTCATATCTCATTGGCTCAATACCAAATCCAAAACCAGTTCTTGAATTGCATATCCAGCAATAAGTTGGTTGGGTCTGTGTTTTAGTTGTGTCTTTAGTCATTTGTATCTCCTTGTTTTGGTTAAAAACTGTAAGATTTAATTACCTTACACAGAACATCTTACGCTCTTAGTTCATATAAAGCAAGTTTTATTTACTTTATTTAATAATTGCTCCTGCGTTCCATATACTTCTTCCCAGACTCTCATACCCATGTGATGAATACCTTGTCCGCCTCTATGATGTTCTACGCATAAAGGAATAGTATTAGAGTCATCAGCCTTCTTGCTTAGACTTGAATATTTATAACCAATTAAATGATGAATTTCAGCAGGCCTCATACAAATCACGCATCCATGTTCAGCTAATGCTTCAAATCTAATTTTGCGTTCTTTCGGTTTCATATTGTTTCTTTAATTTACGCCACAAATCCAATCCTTCGCCTATTTCTTTTAGAGAACCTCTGCCCAAGTTAGGAACTTTTAGTAAACTTCGAGTACCATAATCAGATTTTGCATTATAAAGATGCTCTAAATGTTCCATTGTGTAAATATTTTCAGCTTTAAAAATACCTCTAACTCTCGCATTAAATTCACAATTTTCAACAGGTGTGTGTTTTTCTTCATCATAAACATTCTTTACAAAATGTTTAAATTCTCTATTAAAATTCGTCAACATATAATTTTCAAAATTTACTGGTGCTTGTCTTTGCATTTTTAATTTCATCATTTCAATAAATATAATACTTCTTGCTTCTTCTACATTCATTAGTAAAACCCCTCTAATTGTTTGACAGTATTGTCTAAATCATCATCTGAGTAATTAGTTAAAACATGTTCTAAAATAACTTTGGTTGTAAGTTTCCATAGTTCATTAAATTCTTTTTCATCCATTTTTGCAAATGATATGGACTTTGCTTCAATCCGAACAGAACCATCAATACGATAAACAGCATTAAACATTCCACACAAAATAATTAAATCTTTACGAAATCGGTCAAAAGACTTTTCAGGTACAACATCTTTCCATTTTGAATCTTCTAAAGAACTAGGTTTCCAATGGTCAAAAGCAAACTTTACAAGTGAAAACCATTTTTTATGAAACCTGTAATTTCTAGGCTTAACAAAATTTGAAGTTACAACATCATTCTTTATTAACTTGCCAACAAACTCTGCTGAAGTTTGGTCTGCTGGAACTAATATTCCATGACTTGCACCTTCTGCTTCATATTTTTGTAGAGTTATCATCATTTCATTTCATCCATTGTCATATCCATTTGAGATTCAATTAACTTATCTAAATACCATCTAGCTTTTCTTAAATCTTGTATACCAGACTTTTCTTTGTATCTAGTAATGTACTTAACAATGTTGCCCTCAATAAATGTCATGTCATTGCTCGTAATAAAATCAGTTACTTCTATGCTACCTTTTTGGTAATAGCTTGGAGTTATGTTATTGCTCATAATTCTTTCATCCATTGGTTAGCTTCGGTACTGTTCATTCCAGCTTCAGCCATGTAATATTTCTTAGCTTGGTACTGAATATAAGAAGGTATGTCAGTCCATCCAACACCTTGAGGCTTGTGGTCTTTAAAAAAACTCATTTTTGATTCATGGTCTGATTGATTCCATTGTGAGTGCCAGTCTGTTTGTACATCTAAATTATGTGCCAATTTTTTAATCTCCTCGTTGTTAGTTGGGGCTAATTGCCTCATAGTCTTAATTATTTGTGCTGGTAAAGGTGGATGTGCTAAACCCATATCGTAGTGTTGATTTAATGCAATGTGCCATGTGTTTTGTTGATGAATAGTTAGCCTAGAAATCTGCTCAGAAAAATCAGTTATTGTTTTAACCCTGTCAGACTTACTTCTAATAAAATATCCATAGTTCCTCTCACACCAAGAAGAAATCTCCGTAGCAATCGTAATGCAATCTAATTTCTTATTATCAATTTCGTTATTAGCGTACATTTCTAGCATCCAATACTGCTTGATGTATGTCAGCATAACTGTCAATAACTTTAGGTTCTGGCTTTACTTTACCTAACCAGTTAGATACAAATTTTGGCGTACCTCTTGCTGTCTTTTGTTTTTCTGGATTAGATATTAACCAAGTCCGCATTTTTTGTAATTCATGGTCAATGTTAATAGTTGGATATGTTTTGTTTAATTCATCAATCAACAAATTAGTTAGTCTGTATTCTTCTCCACTTTTAAGTGGCATTAGAATTTTACATTTAACATTTACATTATCATTTACATTATCATTTACATTAGGTTCTTGTTTGGTTAACCTTAGGTTATCGTTAGGTTCTGCGTTGGTTATCTTTTGGTTAGCTGGTCTACCACCCTTTGAGCCATTAATAAACTTCCTATGATTAGCTTGTAACTGTGGCTTAATCATTAGGAACATAGCTCTTGGTAAGGGTTTTAGCTCAATCTCTGTAGAGTTTAATCCATATTCAAAGATAGCATCATAGAGTTGCAACCTGTCTTTCTGGGTTAAGGCTTTTAAACCAATATAGAAACTCCGATATACAATGAATGAATCTTTTTTTATCATTTTTTTCTCCATTTTTTAGTCTTTTAGTATACACAATTAAAATCTTAGGTGTCCTTAATTCGTAAATGAGTTTGCAAGATTCTCAAATAAATCTCTTTAAATGGATGTCCTTGTTCATATTTTTGCCATTGCCTGATACCAACACCAACAATATCTGCACACTCTCTTTGCTTTAGTCCATGAGATACTCTTAGTTCTTTAATCTCACTACCCATCATATTTGATTGTTTCATCTGCTTCTAAATCCTTTTCATTAATAAAATATAAAATTATGTTTGTTCCATCATGGCTTTGAAGATTCCATTCAATTGAACTTCTATAGCCATTTGCTATGTCTTGCAATTGCTTTCCGTCAGATTCGTTAATTGGAACAACAACATGATGTTCTCCTTCGGGTACAAATATAAATTCATCACTCATAATAACTCTCCTCAAATAAAGTTATTATACTACTTCCCCCAACAGTTCCAAATTTCATCCCAGAGGTTTTCAGAAAAATCATAGTAAGTACCTATGTCATTACCGCCAAGATAAGGATGAAACTCTTTTGCTATTTTTTTTAAATCAGCTATTGCCTCAATAAGCAATTCAGCGTTCTTTTCATTAAAACGAATCATGCCTGTATCTTTGTCTACTAAGTGTTCAAAAGTTATTACACCTTCATGTACTTCATTAACAAATTCTGTATATGCTATATCGTTTAATTCTGCTTCACTATATAAATTCATATCCATAATATCTCCTTTGTGTGTGCCAGTTTTTCGACATGGCAAGGTCGTAAGGAAAACTATTTAAGTTAAATTATACGCTTTCAATTCGTATTTAAATCATTAATTACAGCTTCCGCAACTGAAACCATACATCCACAATCATCACAAGGAATATTAATCCATTTGTCATAATCTATTTCTTGACCTTTGGCATAAAATTTATAGCCACTAACTTTTGTAACAGCTTTTTGTATGATTGGTTTTGCCTCAGTCATTTTGCTTTCAACAAGTTGCTCCACAAACATCTCTACAAGGTTGCTCACTTCCTGCCTACTTGCCATTTTTGATGAAGGCTTACCATCTATTAAGTTTTTGATATGGCTTCGCTGTTGGTCGTTTAATGTAACTTGGATATTAGTATTCATTTTTTACTCCTTAATAATTTTAGTTTTTGTCTTTTGTTTTTTCTTCTTTCTTTTCTTGCAAGAGAGTTTTGTTTGCCCCCTTGCAAAAAGTCAGCAGTCTTTTTAGAATTAGACATGAGTTGCAACCTTAACATCATTGTCAATTCTTTTAACTTCATGACTTAAAATAGCATCCTTGTTTTGCTCAAAAAATTCATCAGTACAGACAAAAGTCCATTCCCATCTTTTAGCTCTTTCTTCTTTAACAATATCCCAACCATCAAATTCGCCTTCACAAAAACAAACAGCTTCACAGCCATATGCTTTTGGGTCAAGAACTTCGTGATTTTTGTACTGGTCAGCACCACCTGCGTGTTGAGCATATCGTATTCTTAAAAAACCAAATTCAATATGTACCCAATCATTGCTAGCTTCATCATAATAAACTTGACCTGTGTAATGGTCAGAATGAAAATCGCCTACTTTTTCGCCTTTTTTTAAATTGTCAAAATTAAATATTTGCATTTATTTCTCCTTTTTGGGTTGGGGGATTGCTCCCCCTGTTAATTTATTTATTTATAATGTCGATATGTATAGCTTGAGTAACATCAGAACCACGCTTTTGTAAAAACGCTTTACACAACATTCCTTCGTACATAAAATATTGTTCCAATTTAATTTCACGCCTAACAACTACTTCTTGTTTGTGCTTAGTAATAGCAAAACCTACTTTCATAGCATATACTTCAGGGTAGTCAATCGTGTGTTGGATTTCAGCTTCAGTTGCGTAAGTATTATTTTTACCCATATAACTACGACTATCACCTAGTGTTACATTTATAGTGCCTGTTTTTGCAATAAATTTTACTGCTTCGTTATCTTTAAATTCCATTTGTATCTCCTTTATTTGGTTTTATGAAGTTATTATTAACTCCATATGAAAGAGTCTACGCCCTTAGTTCGTATAAGTCAAGTCATTTATTAAAATAAATTCTGTAACATAGAAATAGGTTTAAAAATTAAACACCTAATAATATGCAAGATACTGAACATCAATTACAAAAAGCCATTACACAATACTTAAATTTGTTAGGCTTATGTTGGTGGGCTGTTCCAAATGGTGGCAGAAGAAACATAATCACAGCTACTAGGTTAAAAAGTGAAGGGGTTAAATCAGGAATACCAGACATTAGTCTAATATATAAAGGACAATTTTATGGCATTGAGGTTAAAAAACCTAAGACCGATACACCTAAAGGTACTTTAAGTAAGGTTCAAAAGGATAGGATAGCCCAAATTGAGCGTTCTGGTGGAGTTGTTGGTATTGCCTACTCAATAGTTGATGTAGAGAAGTTATTGCAAATTTGGGGTATTAGCTGAGTTCGTTTCCCCATACACAAGCCTTACCATCTATAATATCTATGACTTCTACTTGAAAATCACCATTTTTATAGAAATGTACGATACCAAAAGCATGACTCCAGTTATGTAATCTGCCTTTAAGCCAAGTATTATTTTCAGCAGACATATCTTTTAAACAACCCATTGCCCAAGCGTTTATGTTTCCAGCTAGGCTAGTACCAGACAATCTGCCCACATCATGTACATGCCCATACATTATATTAGTTAGATAACGAGATAAATGCTGACGAGTATGCCCACCATTTGCACCAGTGTAAGCTCCATGTATAAAAGATAACTTACCAATAGTAAGCACTTCATTGTATTTGTGATATTTATAACCTCTTTCATCCCATTTGCAAGCCTTTCTAAATGTGTACTGGTCAAGGAATGGATTTTCCAAAACGAAAGCATCAAGCCATTCATCATGGTTGCCTGCAAGTAGAAATTTTTTTTTGCAACCTACTTCATCTAAAACTTTATCAAACTTATCAATTTGTTTATTGACTGCTTTTATTTCTTTTTCTATTTCAGGAAGTTGGTACTCAAGAGGTGGTCGTTTTCTTCGTTTGTATTTATGGCTAGATACAGAACTCCACTCGCCTACATCACCGAGGTTTATAAATATTGAGGGTTTGACTAACTGTATGGCTTTAAGAACAACTTTAACTGCGGAGTTGTCTTGAATGGGAAAATGCTGGTCAGGAATTACTATCGCAGTGTCTACTATCATTTACCTTCGAGAAGTTATACTTTGACCAAAATACATGCCAACTACTGAAAGTATAGCATGACCAAGCCAGTCTGGAGTAACTATACCTTCCAATTCGACCCATGTTGTTACATCTTTAGTAAAGTCTAAGAATAGTAATTTAAACCCTTCTGTAGTTATAACAGGAATATGAGTTGTAGTTTCAAACAGTGCTGGTGCTAGTAATATAAACCCAGCCATAGTCATAAAAGAAATAACTAAGAATCGTCTTATCCAGTTTGCATTAGGATTTACAAATGCTCTAGCACTTGCTACGCTTTTTTCTGATTCACTAAATCTGCGTATTAAGGCGTTTTGTTGTTCAGCTTTGTCAGCGTTAGACTGACTCCACATTTTCATGACAGCACCCCCTACTGTTGATACTAGCATAGTAAGTATTTCAGCAGGGAGTCCAAACATTATCTAACTACCAGTTAGCCAGTTAAACAAAACAGCAACTACAACTATACAAGCAAATATTATTAAACTTGTTTTACCTGTTGCTCTTTTTTTTATATCTTCTAATCCGTACATAAGACCCCCATTTTATTATTCATTAACTTCAGAGTAGTAATGAAACCTAGCTCTGAAATGGCATAATACCCGACAGCACCATAGAATGTCCATCTTATTTGGTTCAATGTGTGTGTAATTCTGTCGAGTTTTAGGTTTGTATCTTCACTTTTACTAAACAATTTAGAGATTTGGTCAGAGTGTTTTGCAACCTTATGCTCAAGCATTTCAATTCTGTTATCCACGCTTCTTTTTCTTTTTTACTGGAACACTTTTATATGGATTCTTTGTAGACTTATAAGCCATTGTTATCTCCTATTTATTTAAACCAACTGCACTACCTGTCAAGATAGCTCCAAAGGCTAAGTGAAACAATCCACCGCCCATTAAAGTAAATGGTTCGTGTTGACCAGTAAGTTTGGTCATCAATTCCATTTGTATCATTACATGCTCTGTAGAGTTTATTATATCCATAAATTGACTGATGTCTGGTCTATTCAAGCCATACCAAACAGGTACAAACAGGAAATCGTAAAATGAAATTATGAGATAAATTATTAATGCAGTCCATCTCCAACGCATTGTACTGGTTTGAATATCTGTCATTTAAATACATGGTGGTGTGCATCTAACCGCTTGAACACCAAAAACTATTGCTACAATAAAAGCAAAAATTACGCATCCTAATAAAATTGCAACACCTTTAGTCATCTAATTGTATTCCTCTGTCTGGTAATTCTTTCGGTACTGAAGGTTTACTGACACCTTGACACATTCTTCTCACTTCAGCAAAATCGTCGCTTAAAACCAAGTCCTTGTACCTTGCACACAACTTTAACATTTCAAGCTGTTGTCTTAATAATTCGTTGGATAAAACTAATCTTCTATATTCTTTTGTACAAGTAGAACCAAAAGGTATGCGTAATCGTATACCTATCGTTCTATTAACTCTGTTGCTATCATAATCATAAGCATCATTTGAATCTGGTCTGTATTTATCACCGCCTTTTGTGTAATCCATGTAAGGCTCAATTGTTCCTATTTGACAATGTTGTAAGCTGTTTAAATACTCATTAGCAGAATAAACGCTTGTAGAACATAGCAACAATACAATTATAATTAATCGTTTCACTAATAACCTCCTGCAAGTTGTCGAGTAAGTTCTTTAATATCGTATTTATATTGGTTCATTGCATCATTTAAGTTGCGAACTGAATCTTCTAATGCTCTTAACTCTGCTTCTGAAGCAAGTTTATAAGCACCATCTCTTAATGCTTCATTTTGTATTCTGACTTTTTCTACTCTTGAACCTAAGTTAGTTAATTGAATAACTAATTCTTCTCTGGCTCGAATCATATCACCTTCTATATTACCCACTCGCAAATTTACATTATTAAACTCACCATTCACCCTTTCTCCAAGAACCATGATTTGTTTTTCGTTGCCTTCTATAACATTTTGTAATTTATTAACATACGATAACGAACCATATAGTGATGCAACAACAGCAATTACTACTGGAACACTAGCGACGTATTTCATTACACTCATTCAGGTTTCTCAGTCCAATCAGTAGGTACATATGCAATTATTTTATCAATTGTATCTAAAGCATTAATCTCTGCTTCTTTAGTTTTTTGTTCTGCATAAAGTGTTGTAGCGTAAGTAGATATATTAGAAGGTACTGCTTTGCCACCTTTACTAGCTCTAGACCAATACCAATCTATTTGAGATTGATTATTGCCTAACTGTTGTTTTACTTCAGAAAGCATTGTATTTTTTAAAGCATCAATATCTCTAGGCGTTCCCGCATAAGTATCAGTTACAGTTTTACTTGTTTCAACTTGAGTTACAGCACCATCCCAATAATATCTGCTGTCTGGTCTTATAATAATATATTCTTTTATTCCTAATGAAAATAAAGTATCAGGGTGTCTAAAAATTGATTTAGGGTATGTAATATCATTTACAACCATTGCTTTTGGAATTTTAATTGTTTCGCCATTAAAGTACCACATATGTATCTCCTGTTATCTTGCGTTAGAATATTTAAAGGGTGTTTCTGCGAATGCTAAGTAGATGTAGTTACCGTTGTTTAATATCCCGTGGTTATATCTAAGTTTAAAACCATTAGAAGTAAAGTCTATAAAGGCACTACTCCAAGTTTCTTCAGCATTAGTTAGGTTTGGATATAAAGTTTCATCTGCTGGATTAAAAGGTGAGCGTTTATTATCAATAATCCACCAAGAAGTTGTATTATTGGTTGATTTCACCATTACCCAAGCTGGTCTGAAACCTGTGTAAACAAATGTACCATCATTATTTCCATTACCAGTATATGAACCGACCTTAGAGTAGCCATCTACAGAGTGGAAAGCGTAACCAAGCACATTAAGATTATTTCCATTTACATCTGAATTAGTACCTAGTGAAATAAGTGTAGATGATGGGGCTGTAGAATTAAATTGAGTAGGTACATTTGTTTCAACGTTAGTTAAATTTAATGGTACAATTTTTGCCCAATCTGTTAAACCATCTGCACCTACAATCCAATAAGAGCCTTCACTACGATTTTTCATTATAACCATTTCTGGTGCTTTTTCTAAACCGTGTCCAATTGTAGCATTAGCACCTGTTCCTGTCCAAGTCATAATACTAAATCCAGCATCTACATTAGCAGATGTCTTAGTTGTGTTTATAGTACCTTCAGTATTTGCTGAACCAACTCCGTTTGCTTTCCAGTTCCAAGATACAAAAGTCTTAGTGTTTTGATTAATACCATCTGAATTTCCTAATGTAAAACCATCATTTCTAAATGCGGTAATACCAGTTGTTTCATTAGTATTTTCACCGCTTGTTGATTGCGAAGCTAAAATATTTGGTGCACCCACTACTCTATTTGCTAAACGGTGTCCGTGATTTATACTTCTAGCTTTTATCCAAACAAGGTCAGGAGCGAACGGAACAGCAATATTTCTAGCTGTATTGTTACCAGTATAAAGCACAGTATTAAAATTCTCACTAGGTATAACAGCAGGTTCAGGTAAGTTCTTTGTACATAAAGCTAAGAAGCCTGTAGGTACTGCGTAAAAGAAATCACCTATGTCATTACCATCTTGATTGCCTTGTTGTGTCCTGTTACCAGCAAATGAAGAATCTTGTCCGAAGTTGGCTATTAATGTGTCAGTTGAACTTTGTCTAACAAACATTGGAGTTAAATTCGAAGTAAGATTTGTAAAAGCCGCGTTAGTTGTAGTTCCTGCTTCTATTTGTGTTTTAACTGTAGCACTACTAGCACTACCATCTGTATTAAACCAACTATCATTCTTTCCAAACCATATTGCATTATTATCAACATCGAGTGCTACCATAATTATATCGCCATCACCAGCCTCAACTCCATAATTTGCACTAACAGCATTATTAAATTTTATTCCTTGCGATGAAGCTCCACCATCTAATATCCAAGCCCACTCATAAGCATCCATTCCAGCATCTTCATCTGTCATTACATAGTTTTCGGTATCAAACACACCCATTCCAAATCTATTTGCACTACTTTGTCTAACTTCCCAATACCATTTACCACTTGATACTGCAAAAGTTGATGGTGTTCTTGCACTATTACCACCAGATGTAAGAACTGCTTTTAAATTACCTTCAGATAATCCTGATGAACTCTGTTTGTTTAAAGGATTAAGGGTAGCAAAGTTATTCGTAGGACTATCAACCATCACATCTGACTCTGTTAAGTTATTACTTGTCCAATCATTGTTGTTACCACTTTGGTCTAGCCAGTATGCGAACTCTCGTTTGTCAGCGAAAGCCATATAGATAAAAGTGTCATTGTTACCATTAACTCTTGCATTTACACCTACTTTAAAACCATTGGAATCAAGTGAAGTTACATCATCACCATTTTGATTTGTTTCTGCTCCTGCTGTATTAGCTAACAAACTAGAAGGTGTTTGATTGCCTCGATAATTTCTAACATTATCAACCACAACCCAATCGTGAGCCGAGTTAGTTCTTTTAATTAATAAAAATGCGGGTTTAAATCCTAACCCAGTTATTGCGTGATTAGCAGAACCATTACCAGTATAACTTCCAAACTTACTATACCCAGATACACTAGTAAAACAGTAAGCTAGCATACTCTTAGTATTTTCGTTAGTAAGACTTCCATTGCCAACATAAAATACAGAACTACTTGGTGTAGTATTATTCCAATAAGCTGGTTCTGTATCTACTGCATCAGTTTCATTTAATCTTAAATTTTTTGTATTTCCTAAAGAAGAATGATAAACAACCCAATCTCTGCTTGACGTATTTGTATTTTTTACAATTATCATGTCTGGAGCGGCAGATAATCCATGTCCTATTGTAGCATTACTACCTGTTCCAGTATAAGTAATCACACTCTGCCCATAAGCAGCGTTTGGCAATGTATAACCAGTAGTACTTCCGTCATTGTTAGTAACTTCAGTATTACCAAAATCCCAATTCCAAGCTACAAAGGTATCACCGTTTGAATTTACCTGACCTTGATGTCCAAGTTTAAAACCATCAGTTTGAAAACCTTCTATATTGTGTGTCTGACTTACTAGTGCATCCGCAGTATTAGGTTTTATATTTTTGTTATAACCAAACGCTTTATTAGTTATGATATGGTTAAAAGTGTCAGTTCGACATTTTATCCAGACCATATCAGGATTAAAACCAACGCCACCTATGTATCTTCCGTAGGCAGAAGTTGAACCATTACCAGTCCAAGTAACTGCACTAAAACCCTCTACTGTATAGTCTTGTTTAAACGGTAGGTAGAATCCATTAGTACCGTAAGAACCTGAATACTCTATAGGCTTCCATTCTCCGTATGTACCTGTTTCTCCAAATGAAGATGGGGTTAAGGCTTGTCCATCTATGAAGTTTACTTCACCGAGGTAGCCATCAAAATAAGCACCTGAACGAAAAGGGTTTCTGCTTGATATACTATGAGCTGATGCCGCATTAATTGACATATTAGCGTTCTGTGAAGGATGTGACGCACCAATTGTTTTAGGTGCAAGTACACCATTTATATACAATTTAATTCTGTTTGCTTCTGTAGCTTGAGTTGTGTCCATTACACACATTAAATGATACCAAGCTGAAGGGTCACGCAAAAGACCTATTGACTGAACAGCGTATTGGTTATAACAATTAAATTTAAAGTGACCATCCCCTGATATTTCTACTCCACCATAATCTGTATCATTACCTGCACTATAAGCGAAGAAAATAAAACCACCAGCATCAGAACCTCTTTTTACCCAACCACTCCATGTCCAAGTCTTACGATTACCAGCACTAGCAAAAGTTTTACTTAGATAAGCAGAAGAATCATCATCAAACCTAAGACTCTGGTCAATTAGATAATCCCCACCAGTTGCAGGAATTAATGAAGATTGAATTATTGACATGGATACTCCTAAGTATAAATTGCAGAGTTAGTCATGTAGACATTAGTTCCATCTGAAAAATAAGATAATAAATATGTTCCTGCCGTTGATACAGTAGATAAGAAATCACCAGTGACTTTAGTATTTGCATGTGCTGATACTGTATGTCCACCTGAATTAATAAATAATATGTTTCCCGATTGTGAAGCAATATTAGTAAAAGTTAAAGCAAAGTTACCTGAAGGAGTGCATTTGAAGTTGTTACTTTCATTCATATTAAATGAACCATCATTGTCAGTTGTAAGTGTTCCTCTTGAACTACCACCAACAAGAACTCCAGATACAGTTGTTGAAAATTTAAGGTCGCCATCGTGATAAAGTAGAACTGAACCATCTTTATTAAACCTACCCATAACCTGAGAGTTACCACCTGAAACAATATCTACTGATGCACCATCACTATCAATAAGCAATCTGCCTATTCCTACATCACGAACCCAAGAATGTGAACCATCATGATAAATTTGTAAATCATTTCCAGCACCAAGATTTACTTTTCCGTTGTCTTGTAAATACATATCTGATGTACCACTCATTATCAGATTATTTGTCATAGTGCCACCAGTTTTAAGAAGGGCGGTAGAGTTAAGAGTCTGTATATCTACTCCATCAACAGTTCCAGTTACAGCTATGTTTCCTGTTACATTTGCACCAGAAGAAGTTGTTTCAAATTTCTTAGCATTGCTATAATATAATGAAACAGCACCATTTTCTACAAATGTAGCCATATCATCATTATCTGCATTAGATTTTACTCTTACATCTGTTCCTCTTAAATAAAGGTCGCCACTACCTTTTTCCCAAATATAAGAATGGTTGTTAGTATTTTCGTGATAAATTTCTAAGTCATCACCTGCACCAAGTTTTATCTGGTCATTATCACCAAATCTTAAATTACCTGTCATAGTTCCACCAGCTAATGGTAGCTTGGTAGCATCAGTTGGTGTTGTCCAAGTCAATACACCTGAACCATTTGTTGTTAATGCTTGTGCATTATTACCATCATCATTAGGAAAAACTAAAGTGTAACTTGCACCTGCTGAATGAGGTGGGCTTTTAAGTTTAATACCATGTGAGTTTGCTGAACAATTTAACTGTATGTACCCATCTGTTGTACCATCACTTTTAGCTTCTATTGAAGGAGTGCCAGATGTAGATATTAAATTTAATTTAGCAGTTGTTACAGCATCACTTGCAATCTTTACAGTTGTTACAGCATTACTTGCAATTGTAGCCCCAAACGAGCCAGTGCCACTTCCAGTAACTTCACCTGTTAAAGCTATAGTTTGGTCGCCTGTGTTAGTTCCGCTTGTGTTTGCTAGCCTAGCTCCATCTACCGATATATTTCTGCCATCAACAAGTGTTGTACCACTCATAGCAATGTTGCCTGTCATAGTTCCACCAGTTTTTGGTAGTGATGCAGTTATAGAAGCGGCTTGAGAAGATGTGATGCCAGTCTTTGCTGTATTAGCTGTAATAGCACTAGCTTGACTAGAGGTAATTCCAGTCTTAGCTGTGTTGTTTGATATTGCTGTAGCCTGTGCTGAAGTAATGCCTGTCTTGGCTGTGTTAGCTGTAATTGCACTTGTTTGTGCAGATGTTATACCAGTCTTAGCTGTGTTATTACTTATAGCTGTTGCTTGTGCTGATGTAATCCCTGTCTTAGCAGTATTAGCAGTTACAGCATTATTTAAAGTTTGTATATCTACACCATCTACAGTTCCCGTTGCAGTTATATTTCCTACAACATTAACTCCCGTAGCAGTTGTTGAGAACTTTAAAGTACCATTATGAAATAAATCTACATCTCCATCATCACTAAACTCTGCTAATGCTTCTCCAGAACCTAATATTTGTACAGACTGACCTGTGTCTGAAGTGCTTAATCTTAAATGTCCAGATGAAGTGTTGACATAAGAATCAGTGCCATCATGGTACACCTCTAAATCAAGACCAGTACCTAGTATCAATTTCTTAGTGTCAACAAATGAGACATTACCAGTAAATACACCACCAGTCTTAGGCATTGCTTCTAAATCAGTTGCAAAATCGTCTAACAATTCAGCAGTAACTCTTAGCTCTACATTACTTCCATTAGCGTGAGCACTAGATGTAGCAATACAAGTAAAGGTAGTGCCACTTATAGCAGTAACCTTAACTACTTCACTATTTATAGTTACATAAGTATGGTCAGCTCCACCTAAAGAGGGGAAACCGCTATTTGATGCTACAGCAAATTGTGTTACACCTGCCGATATACCTGCTGTTAATGTTGTTACAGCATTGTTAGTAAATTTAACAGCCATTGGAAGCTACCCCCATATAATTAGTTTACAGTAACAGTCCAAGTGATAGTCATGCTATCGTTTGCCCCTTTATTAACAACTGTGAACACTGTTCTACAAAGCATGTCACCTGCTGAACTTGCATCAAAAGTACCTGCTTCAACAATAGCACCTGTGCCTGTTCCTGCTGGGAAAGTTCCTACATACACAATGCTATTACCACTTACTACGGCTGAAGTTAATGCAACCCTAGCAATCTCTGTGGCAAGTGTTGTATTAGCAGGTGCAACCGCAGTCGACCCCGTTCCGATTGCCATATGAGTCATAACCGTATTCGCATTTCCCATGCGTTGGGCTACCCACTGTTTTCCACCTGTAACTACTGTATTTGGAACTTCTGCTACTATCTTATTGTTTATAGCAATAGATAAAGCACCTGTCATTGTAAAATTATCGTTAATCATTTCTTTCTCCTGTTAATTAAATGTTGTACTACCTAGCACCATATTACCTAATGCTCTACCATGTACCCTCGATATAACGATTGTATCACTAAACGAAAGTAAATCTGTATCATCTTCTAAGAACTCGTTTCCTACACCTACAAGACTGCTTAAAGTAAATGCACTGCCTAAAACTTTTGCGTGGCTAAATGTTTGACTATCTGCAACTGTCAAACTGTCTGGCTCGTTTTTTCCAAACTCAAAAATATCTGAATCACCAACCGTTACTGAATCTGGCTGATTTTTTCCAAACGATAAAACTTCTGAATCTGTAAAACCAAAAGTAGAAAGTTCTATTTTAGCCAATAAATTTGCTACCAAATCAGAAAATGCTACGGTATCTGGAATGGGTCTACTAAAACTTAGACCTGTTATAGAACTTAAAGTGGTTATATCTGTATCAACAACTCCTGTATTAACACTATTAACTACATCACTTAAAGTAATTGTACTTGTGATTAATCTCTTATATACTGTTGCTGTAATAATATTATCACCAATTGTAACAATATCTGTAGTTGGAAATTTGTTTAAACTAAATACTGGACTGCTAACCATTGTAGTCGTGCTTGTGATTGATTTTACAAATGCCATACCAACAACATCACCTAAAGCTACTGTTTCATTAAAAACAGGATTATCAAAACTCTGTGATTTTACTCTGTAGTCTTGTGCAGATATATTTATCCAAGTCACTGTGGCTCTTAATGGCATTAGAACTGTTCTCTTACAATAAATTTAAACTTATCAGCAATGGTTAAAACTTTTCCACCGATAAACACCATTTCAATTTCACCTTCATAATCTCCAGCAGAACCATCAAGAGTCGTTAAACCCCAAGCTAATAAAACTTTACCATTTATATAAGGTAACTGTTTTGTACAAGCTAAAGTGTGCAAAGTACCTGTTCCATCAATTCGTCTAAATTTCATAAAAACAGTATTAATGTTAGTTAAATCTATTGGTTGCCATGATGCAGGATTAGTTAAAGTTAAAACTTTGCCAGTAGCGGCTACATTGCTATCTCTAAGCGTAATTTCTAAAAGAGGTAAATCATCACCTTTTACTAAATTGATTGGTTGGTAATATGCCATTATGCTGTCCTTTTCCAAAAATAAACTACGATATAAGGTTGCACTACATCTATTGAATTTGTATGCGAGTGTCCTGATGAACCTCCTGTTGATTGTGTAGTAACACCTACTGCACCACCATCACCAGCATTTAAACATGGATGAACTGGGCCACCTCCACCTGAAGTGTTTGACCTCGGCCATTGTGAATAGTGAGTGTGTGCAGGCATTTGAGCCGTTGTTAAACTATGACTTCCACTAGATGTTGTATCAACTTTATGACCTCCTGTTTCTTCGACTAAATTAAAATCCGCATCTCCAGAATTTAAACCTACTAAAGTCCTACCACTTCCAAAAGCAACCCATGTTGTTCCACTCATTCCTGCTAATAATGTTGCAGGGTTAGTGCTAACAACCGAAGTATAAACATGACCAACAGGGTAAATAGCTGTCATTATTACTCCGAGCTGTGTTGCTCCTGCTAATAAATTTAACTCTGTAGTTGTTGCTGTGCATCCATCTAACTTGTTTAATTCTTCATCACTAGAAGTTACATTTGCATTTACATTTGGAAACCTAGAAGCAAGTATTAAGCCTAAATTTGCACTGGCTAATGCTCCGACTACAATCCACGCAGAGTTACCTCCGTTTCTAATCTTTAAATTACCACTTGTAGTATCAGCCCAAAGCTGAAAAGCGTATGTTGTGGTTGGTGATGATGAACCACTATTAGCAGTTGCAATAGCTGTCAAAGCTAGATTTATATCTGCTCTAACTGCCGCACCTGTTCCATTTGCTACATTATAATCATGCTGACTCATGCCCTTCTCCCAAATCCTGTAGCCATCCAATTAATATTTTTTTGTATGGCTGTACCGCTACTATTATATATTACAATGCTAAACCCACTTACAGTTTCCGAGCTTACAGTCCAGTAATCTGTAGGTGATAAATTTTGCCCTGTAATCCCTAAATATGGAACAGCCTTAAACGGATTTGTATAACTTATGGTTCTACCGCTTGTTGGTACTGTTACATTTGAATCTTTTTCATTTCTGTCAGGCATATCTATTGTTACTCCTAAAGACGAAATAGCAATATTTCTTGACGAGTCGCTCGAAGTTATAACAACTCTAAATTGAAATGCTCGTGCTTGGAAATCACCAATTACTAATGGTTGGTAAGGAGTCCATGTTGGAGTGCCTGTTGGGTCTGTATTAGTTGTTCTTATTTCCAAAGTAGCTACAACTTTATCTGAAGGCTCTCCATCAAAATTTGCCCATGTATCTATTAAAGCAGTTCTTCCATCAATTAAATCAGTCTGCACAAATCCTGAAGCAGTAAAATTTGCTGTAACTCTGGATGTAAAAACTTGCCCTAAATCTACATAATTATTAAAAGTGTATGAGCCACTTGTTGCTACTACATTATTTGTATTTGTTAATACAAGTGTATTTCCAGACTTTTCTGTATTTACTTTAGCACCAGAAAATGCAGGTGATTGAGTGTCAGTAGCAACTACATTAAAATCAATAATATTAGGAACTGTTGTAATGGCTAATGTTGCATTAGTTGCAAAGTTTCCTGCTGAATCTACAGCCTTAATCATGTATGTTCCTGCCAACAATGGAAGCGAAGCATTAGTAGAAGTACCCGCAAGTGCTTGACCTAAAGCAGAACCACCCGCCCACACAGCTCCAGTAACTAATGGAGTGTGTCGTATTCGTAAAAATCCACCATGAATTACATCAATATCTGGCGACCTATCCCACTGCAAGTAAGCTGAACCGTCAATTGCATTTACAGAAAAGTTTGCTATTTGTACTGGCGGTGTAGTTAGTCCAGCTAAGTTTGTAGTAGTTGTAATGTAAGCTGACTTTACTCCAATAGTGTTAACTGTTCTTACTCTAAAAGAAAAAGTACCTGCTTTAAGATTATTAACTTGTGCTGAAGTTGCTCTTGTTTGAGTTACAAATTGAAACGCTCCACTGCCTTCTGCAAACTCAACTTCATAAAATTGTGCAAAAGCATCTGTTGGTGCTGTCCAGTTAAGATTTGCTCTAACCTGTACTCCTTGACCAGTATTAGTTACAAACAATTGCTCTGATACAAGCAAGTTTACTGGTATTTTTGTAGTTGTTACATCAGGTAAATTTGTGTTAGGTGCAGTATCACTTACTTGAATTGTTCCAAAATTATAAGAACCATCTGCATATTCCACAGCAGAAACAGTTACTTCATCATTATTTTTTAATGACATTTTTATAATTCTAAACTTCTTTCCTGCACTTGCGTTTAAGTATTGCCAGCCGACTGTAGAGTGTTTAATATAAACAACATCTCCAACCTCTGCTTTTAATGCCTCTATTGTTGCTGTAAATTGACAACTTATTTTTTGCCTAGATTGATTTAAATTAATAGTAGTAATCATTTTTGCTCTATCAATATCACTTGTATATGGCAATGTAATAGTTTTTTCTAACAGCTCACCATTATCTAGTGTCCTTAAACTTGCGGATTCGATTACAGCTATGTCAGGTTGCCAGTCTTTATTCTTATTAATAAAATTAGCTCGTATTCTGTTAAAGTGATTATTTTTACTTCCTAAAGAAATAGTCCAAGCACCAACAATATTATCTTCATCAAATGTAAAGACAGCAGTTTCAGGTTTATCAATTACTAATTTATACTTTCCACCTGTAAATACTAAAAAGCCTTTACAAGAAGTTAAAAGTTGTTTTAATATACTTATTGAACCTTGAGAAGTATTTATAATTCCATTAGTAGTATATCTTTTAACTGTAGCACCACCAATATTAACTGTTGTATCACAATAATTAGCGGCTACAATAAAAGAAGCATCATCAATTAAAGAAGTTGCAATGCCTCTACCATATCTCGTATCTGTTAAATAATCTCTTATAGCTAAAGCAGGATTATCACTCCAAGCTGTTGCGTTGTTTCTTGGGTCAAATACTTTAACACCTTTTAAATCAGCAGTTATAGTTGGTAAACCCTGTGGAAAAGCATCTACATCAAATTTCATTTTAACATAAACATATGCTGTTCCTCTTAGTCTATGTGCTGAAGTCCAATTTCCTAAATCAGAAACAGCATTACTATCCGCAGTTTGATTATCAGCTCCGTTATGTGTGTAGACATTTAAGACACCATTAAATCTTGAGTCTGTTGATAGTATGTCATTTAAATAAATGTTCTCAAATGAGTTAATTTCGCCCTCTGACATTGCAATAATAACATGAAGGTACTCATTAGTAGAACCACTAACTTCTACAAATACTCGTGTGCCACCTATTTTTCTATATCCATATACAACAGGTAGTGGTGCGTTGTTAGAGGCTTTATTAATTAACGCACTTCTTTGTTGTTCTGCTATTGGGTCTTGTTCATCAGGTTCAGGCAAAAGCCCACTCAATGCACCTGCAACAACTGTGCCAACTAATCCCTGTGTTAAGGCAGTACCGAGTACGCTAGTAACAAAAGTTCCTGCATAAGCACCTGCTAAGGATGATGCAATTGCTATAGCACTAACTGCCATGTCTAACTACTCCTGTAACATTGGGAACTTGTCTTATATTAACTAATTCTACTCCGTTTTCATTTGAAACAATAGCTATTTTAGAACCCATACATACAGCTACACTTCGCCATTTTTTAGCGTGTGCTAAATCTTGAGCCATAATAATAATATCGCCAATTTGTATAAATTGTATGTCAACTCGCTTATAACCCCAAGTTAATAAATGCTTATAAATATCACCATTTTTTTTTGCGTATTTCCAAGCTGATTTTTGGTCAGTCCATTTTCCGATAAATTCTTTTTTATGCTCTGTACCATGAATTATATCAATAGCACCAAGAACAAATAATGGACAATCATTTACACCAAATTCAAATGGTATTCCTATTTGACTTTCTACATAATTGTGTAATTTAATTTCAACATCTGGATTCAACTTGCTTTCCCCCAAGTTATATCTTTAACAACTTCAGAAGCAAATTCAAAACCTTTATCACCTGCAAAAAATACTTGTTGTTCTTCATGGTTAGTGTGTCTACCTGTTTTTCTTGTAAAGTCTACCCATGAATTTGTAGCTGAAACTGACATCATTGATTTACCACCAAGTGGGTCGTCTGATATAGTTGGTGTGTCCATCCTACCTTCAAAAATTAAAACAGGGTTAGATATTAAAACTTGTGAGGTGTTCAGAAAGGCTGTGTAAATTCTTACTGGTCTATCAATATATTCTTTATTTAAAAATCTTGAAATCATTGACTGGTCAACACCTGATAAAGACATTGTAACTTTGCTAACTACAACTTCTACTGCTTCTTGAATATCAGAAAAACCCATGAAATGTCCAACAGCAATATAATCTTTACTGTCATATGTGATAGTTTTATAACCATCATTCATATAAACATTTTCATCATCAAATATAATCTCAGCCAAATGTACAGGTCTGTTAGCTGGTTTTACCAGTTCATTTTGAAATGCTGTAGTTGAGCCTCTGTTCATTAAACAACCTCAATTAGTTTTATTTGGTAATTTACAAAACCATTAGCACCTACAGTCATATTTTGACTATCAGAAGAAAACGCAACTGTAAACGGAACAGCGTTGTAAGTTATGACTTCATTGTTGGCAATTGGTTTTTGTAGAACAGGCTCAATAATTAATGATGTAACTCCATCAGCAACAACTGTATAAACCTTATCATGACTTGCAAACTTTATAAAATCACCTGCTTTAAGAGTTCCTGTTAAGCCATCAACTGTAATTGTAGAAGAACCTGCAATGTAACCAGCACTATTGTTCACTCTTAATGTTCCTGTTGCAGTGCCACTAGAGTTTGAATAGACTGGTGGAGTAAATGTAAATGTTCCAAATTGTCCTTTTTGTTTTTGTGCAAATGCCCAAACAGGTGCAAAATCAGCTCTAGTCAAGGGAGGAAAGGTTGCATCAATTGACCAACGCTGTCCACCCCTTGTTCTTACCTGTCTTTTTAAAGAGTGCGTAACACTTGTATAAGTAGGATTTAAACTTGTTATAGATATGTAATTAGGTACTGGTGTTGTTGGAAAACTCATATAGCTACCTGCTGTCCGTTTTGATTAAAGGCTTGTCTGACTACTGCAACAATAGTCGGTGCATTTTCTGCTATAACTGATTGTGCTTGTCTTGGGTCTAAAGCGTTTACCTGTGGTGAATATGTTACATTAATAGTTTGTCCACCCATTTTATCGTTTGGTGTAATCATACCACTACTATTTGGAGTAAATAATTCAGCTCCTCTTTCACCTACAATATAAGGTTGTCCAGCAGTTACACTACCACCATCTGCTCTAAACAAATTTTTTAAAAAATCTCCAAAACCACCACCGCTATTCATGTGTGGGTTGCCTGTTCCTGTTACAGCTCCACCAAAAGCTCCACTAATAATACCTGACAAAGCCGAAGCCATTGGTTGTGCTATGTTCATTTTAATCATTTCTTGTGCTACAAATTGAAAAACACTTTTAACTACATCTTTAAAAGACATAAGCCCTTGCACCATTTTCATGATTGAGCCTTCAATACTACTTTCTAAACCAATAGCAAATTCTTCTATTTTTTCTTGAGATTCTTTAGCTTTTGCGGCAAGTTTATCAAATTGTTCGCCCATAACTCGAGTTGCAACGCTACCAAATTCTATTTCTTTAGTTGTTTCTTTAACCACATCTAACATGCCATGCATTCCATCAATTGCACCACCTGTTGCATTTATGCCTCTACCCATTATTGAAGTTACGTGAAAAAAATCTTCTGTTCGTTTAGTTAAAAAAGGAAAAGCATCAGCTAATTTTTCAACTGCTTCAACAGCTTCAACACCAATACCCATATTGAATTTTTTTAAATCTCTATCTATTAATTCACCTACTTGTTTAACTTGGTCTTTAATTTCAGTAAGCATTTTAAATTCTTGCTTTTCATTACCAATTATTCCTAAATCTTGTTTAAGAGTTTTAAGTTCGTTAGTTAATCTTTTAACAAGTGCTTCAGCATCAGCAATATCTTTGTTCATCATTCCCATGCCTGTAGCGTTCATTCTTTTTAGTGCTTTAGCTGTAGCAATAATAAAGTTATCATCTTCATCTGGCTGAACACCAGCTAAAATGGCTCTAAAAATACCAGCTTCAAAATGGGCTTTTTCTAAAGATTTTTCTAATGCATCTAAATTATCAGTAGTTTTTCCAATACTTATAAGACCCATATCAAGAATATCACCTAATTCTTTTATTTCGTCTTTAAATAATATAAGAGTTGCTAATGCGATTTTTCCTTTTGTGCCACCAACAATTGCTAATAAAACTCCTGTAGTTTTTATTGAATCTGGTAAACCCATAAACTGTTCAATAATACTTCCTACACCTTTGCCAAGTGTAGTTAAAGTTTCACCAAACTTCTTCATATTTTCTATAGATTTTTCACTTCTAAATATTTCAGTTATTTTCTTGATTGTTTCGCCTGCTAAATCAAAAACACCAGCATCCGCAACAGCTAATTTTAATTCTCTGAAAGCATCTTGCATCATTGACACTTGACCTACAAAAGTCTTTGCTAGTTCTTCTGTAGCACCTACAGCAGTTGTAGTGCCATCTCTCCACATAGATTGTATTTTTTCTTTTGTTTGTTCAGCACTAAATTGGACTCCTTCTTCAAATCCTAAGAAGGCTTTAACACCTCTTTCTCTAAACAAATCTGCGGCAGATATACCTCCAGCCATTGCTCTTTGTAATTGTCCTGCTGTGGCTTCAAATGATAGTCCTGATACTGCGGCAATATCACCTGTGATAGCTAATAACTCATTCAACTCACTTGCATCTTTTGCAACAGTCAATAGTAATGGTGAGGCTCTTTCTATTTCTTCCAGAGAAAATGGTACTTTAGCGGCAAAAGTATTCATATCTTTAAACGCTTGTGTAGCTTCTTCACCGCTTTTTGTAAGGAATTGTAAACGAACTTTTAGGCTTTCGACACTAGAAGCTGTTGTAATAATTGATTTTACTAATGCACCTGCACCAAGTCCTAACAATGCACCTTGTAAAGATAAGATTCTTGATTTAACACCACTAGCGGCTTTTCCTATACCAGTAATAGCATTTTTTGCTCTTTTAGAACCTGTTACAGCACCTCTAGGGTCTACTTTAACACCGAGTGTTGCTATCTGATTAATTGCCATCTTTATCCTTTAATTTGAAGTAGGCAATCCATCCGTTAAACTCCTCAACTGTTATTGCATCAATTTCTGCAACAGTTTTGTGTAAGCGATTCGCAAGTTCATACTTTCCTTTTAGCTCGGAATCGCCTATTAGTTTCCCGACATTTCTTCAATAGTGTCCGCTACTGATATATCACCTACAACTCTAACAATTACATTTGGGTCTACATGGTTCATTAATGTTATCTTGTCTGCTAAATCAAACATTTTTTCACCATCTTTATCTAATGCTTTTAATAACAAGGTTCTGACCATAAACTCTATATCATCTTCTTTAGCATGTTTCCAAAGTTTTTTCTTTTCACCCATAGTAAATGGGGTTGCATAAATCGTACAATCCCATTCTTCCACTTCGATAACTTTTGTTTCAATGCTATCAAAGTGAGCTTTTGCTTTATCAAGAACACTCATTTATTTAAACAGTTGCCCAAGTTACAGCACCGTTTGACTCCCAAGAAAATGAAGCCTCGACCATGCCATCCATTGAAGCATTAGCATCTTGAGTAGTAATAATTGCAGAAACACTGGCAAAATAATCTCCCGTTGTCGCTCCCTCTGGGTATAGCTTTAGAGCCACCTCTGAACCAGCCTGCATAGCAATTTGCCCTGCTGAATCTGTTTCATCCCAAAATGCACTTATCGAACCACTTGCAGATGTTAATGATGGCTTCCTAGTTCTTGCTACATCACCCATTGTTGTATCTTCAATAGTGTCTGCTGTTTCAGAAAGACTCCAGTCTTTAACCTCAGCAACAGTTGCACTGCCAATTTTTACTAATCCTTCACTGCCCTTATGATTGCTCATTTGACTTCTCCTTTGATTTATTTTTAATTACAGGTTGTTTTTCAACCCAGCCAGCTTCTTTCATTAACTTCACCTTATTTGGATGAGGAATAATAAAGTCCTCACCACCATTAGGTGGGTATAATTTTACATCTTTTTTACTCATGAATCTCTCCAATAAGGTGTGTCAACATTAATCTGATACCATTTCGCATCAGCTCCTACTATTGTAACACTTGCTACATCACAAGACACACTATCAAAAACTTGTGAATCAAATATGCTACAAACAGTATCAGCATAATCTCTTGCTATGCTTGTTCCTGTTTTGACAGGTACAAATATTTGAACATTGATTATACCATTATAGCGTTTTTTATATTGTAATGCCCTATACTCAGTTACACCATTTAATATATTAAGTCTAATCCAAGAACTATTATTAGGCTGATTAAAAGCAATATTATCATAATCAATTGGAGTGCCTAGCCATAAAGACTCTAATCTGTTTTCAATTTCTGTTCTTTCATCAGCAAATGACATTATTTTAAGCTCCTTACTATTTCTTGTAAAGTTATCATTACCATACCTTTAGGTGCTTTTTGGCTTGACCCATTTTCTAATGCACTAATATATGGCAAACTATTAGTAATGTAAATTACTTTATTACCACTTCCTTTAGGTGGTTCAACAAGTTTAAATGTAGTATCACTTGTAATTTTAGTATTAATACTTTGATAACCTAAATTCCAATTTGCTCTTGCTCTACCTGTATCTACTGGTGTCTTTTTAGTTACACCTCTTAACACATCAAATGTAATTTTTCTTACAGCTACTTCAGCTTCAATACCTATTTTTTTAGCAAATGAAGTCAAATTTACATTAAAAACTGCGGTACTACTCACCCCAACCTCACTAAATTAAGAGTGTAAGTAGCAGTTACAGCATCCGAAGCAATGCTATTGATAGAATAAATTTCACTATTACGAGTTATAGTATCTTGTGTAGAAGGTGTTATTGCTAAATCTTTAGCGGCAAATAATATTGAAATATCACCTGTAAAGCCTATTTCAGTTTCATTTCCAGAAACTTTATCACCTTGAAGCATAGAATATTTTACAACTGCTTGAAAAGTGTATTCAGTGTTTGTGTTTGCTATCTGTCCATGAAAAGTATCGTATTGACCTTGAACAATTTGGGTATAAATTACAGTTTCTGCAATATCACCAATAGTAACAAATGCAGATTGAACTAATCCTTGTATGGATGATTTAAAACCCATTAGGTTCTCACTACAGGAACAGTACCAAATTTAGCTCTTGCATATATTGTTCCCCAACCTCTTAACATCTCTTGTACTATTTCAGGCATTACACCTGCTGTATCATTTTTATCAAAGTCTAGCGTAATATCGCCAACCTTCAATGAATTAAGTCCTTTACCTTCTGCGTTTGCTGTCAGATTACTTCCAAGCAAATCACCTGCAAATTGTGCTGTAGCACTTTGTATTTGTATAGGCATAGTAGTGGATGATATTGTTGTTCCATCCCAAGTAACATCAGTTCTTCCCCATCCTAATGCTTGTGTGCTTGTAGCTCTTGTTCCAACCCAAGCTACCTTTTCGTCTAAAATTCTTGTTGCCATTTTTAAGGCTTTTTCTTTATTGGCTGTTGTTGCACCATCCCAATTTGTTGCGTATAAATTTGTTGCCCAGTAAGTATCTGCTTCTGCAACAGTTATAAAACTATTTGAGGTTGCACCATTTACAGTAGCTACTAATGCCATACTAACTCCTATTAAAAACCCCCACCCGAAGGCAGGGGTAAGATTAAACTTTCTTAGTCAAGAATACCTGTCATAGCCGCAATTCCCAAGTTTGAGAATAGAGCAAGTCCGTTGTACCACTTAACACGAGTTATAGTTTCGTCTTTAGTTTCAGAGATACCAGCTTCTTCGATTTGTATACCTGCTGAACCACTTGCAGTCAAACCAGAGATACCATGCATCATAGAACCATCATCAATAGTACCAAAATATACACTTGTACTAGCACCTTGATTACCTTGAGCAACATTAATAGGTATATAGTCATTGCGATAGATTGGAACACCTCTGTACGCAGGTAATTGACGACCACTTGGCAAAGTAACAACTTCACCAATAGAAGCACCACCTAATGCTCTTAACAATGCCATGTAAGAACGTAGAGTTCTAGAGTGCATCATAATGTAATCAACTTCACCATCTTTATCTACAACCTTGTCCATTGCCTCGTCCATTTTTGCAAATGAAAGATTAGAACCATTAGCGGCTGAAGCAACTTTTTGACCAGCAGGACATAAAGCGGCAATACCTGTGATTTCGTTGTTTGCACCTGCACCTACAATCATCTTAGAAGCATATTGACGACCAAGCTCTTTTGCTTTAGAAGCAACTTGAACAGCTTTCTGATTGTTGATGTTAGAACGAGTAGCTTGAATCAAGCCATTTACTTCTGCATCACCTACAAGAGTAGTTAATGAAGTTGTAACTTGCGTGAATGTTGCTGGTGCTTTACCACCTGCAATTGCTGTGCCTACTGTAGTCCATTGAGCCGCACCTAGAGCGTTCTCTCTGTTGTAAGCTAAAGAATTACCTTCAATACCTGCAAATGGTAATACTTCATAAAAAGGATTAACAGTAATGATATTTTCAATCACTCCTGCAATCAACATATCTTCCGATAGTTTGGCAGATTCTGCCAGTGTAACTGATGCCATAGTTATGACTCCTATATAAAAAAATAATGCCCATGAAATACAGGCAGATTAAAAAACATCTACTACTGTATGCCACAGGCAATAAAGTAGGGTCTAACTATCTCCGACAGCTAATGCGTATATTATAAACCTATTTTGCGAAACCTTGTTCTAATTTTTGTATGGCAGTAAGAGTTTGTCTATTTGCACCAGTAGGTCTTGAATTATGTGCTGAACCACTACCGCTTGAAGTTTTAAATAAATGAGGTGCTACTTCCATCTGCCCGTTTACCCATTCACTTACTGTCATAGGCTCACTAGTACCATGTCCAAATATAGTGTTACCACTTGCATCCGTTGGTACTGCTTTACCATCTTTTAATGAAAAGATTGCTTTTGACCTAAGTAATATATCATCCATGCCAGTATCAACAACACCTGCTTTAGTAGCAGAATCTCTTACTGCATTATCAATTACTAACTTAGCCAACTGGTTTTGTAATGATTGATTCACTTCGTTTGTTTTGCTCAATTCCTTGTTGTGTACTTCTCTCATTGACTTTGTTTTTTCGTCTAACAACTCGTCAATCTTACCAGCATCAATCAGTTTCTTATTGTTTAGCTGTTCTTGTTTGCTTACCATATCAGCATAAGCATCCACATCAATCCCTTCAAACTTAGTAGTAAGGCTTTCCATGTCTTTTATTAGTTTAACATTATTATCTCGAAACTCTTTTAATTTTGAATTAACGCCTTTGTATTCTTCTTCTGAATATGTTACTGCTTCTACTTCTTCGCTCATATATTACTCCGTAATATTTAATAAAAATGACTCCGTCCAAACGAATTTTAACATAAGTTTTTAATTCGTAGTGTCAAGTCTTTTTTACTTTATTTCATCTAATTGAAGCATAATTCCTTCCATAACCCACGCAACCTTAATTTCTTCATCAACAATAATTTCTTTAGACAAGTTACTTATTTGTTTTAATATTTTTTCTGTCATAGGGGTTTTTAGTGATAGTTCTACTATTTCATCAAATGCTATACTTGTAAATTCTGCCATTAAAGACTCCTTTGCCATTTAAAAAGTGTTTCTGCATCTGTAATAATTCCTTTTTCCATTTTTTGTAATAAATCAACTAAACGAGGGTCAATTAAATTTAACCTTCCTTGTGCATACAATGAAAAACTTTCAGCAAACCATTCTTTAAAGTTTTTATCTGAATACCCTGTAGGTTTTATTGTGCCTTTTTTTCTAAACATAGCACTTAAAACTTCTTCTAATGGTGGATTTTTATATTGGTTAATACTTCTTACTGCAAATTGTTGATGTATTTGATGTCCATATTCATGTATTACTGTCGTTTTAAGAGATTCTGCATTTCCTTTAAAATATGAATCTGCTGTCCACGGTCTAAGTTTTAAATCATCTCCAACTTGCCAAGTGTTAAGTTTATTACTATTTATATAATAATTTAAATCTTCTTTTGCTTTTGACTTTAGACTGTTGTTGTATTTTTTAATAATTGCAGTGTAAGATTTATGTGCAATTTTATAATTTATAATTTCTTGGGTACTTCCTTTGTTTTTTTCCCATTTAGTTCTTACACGAACAAAATTAACTTTTTCAATTTCTAATTCTTTTTTTAGTATTGCAGTTTTATTCTTAGACAAATCTGCAAGTTTTTCAAGTTCAAAAATACTACGATTATCTGCACCTAGATTAAACCATTTTTTCTTAAAAGTAAAAACACCATCACCCATTGTTGCTGTTACCCTTCTGCTTGATGTGTTTGGAATAACGCCTCGCAGACCTTGCACACCTAGTTTCTTCATCCACCTTTCACCTATTTGAATGTGTTTTTCAAATAAAATTGATGCTTCATTGGTTAGTCCTGAAAAATCAGCACTCCCTATACTTTGCATGGAACTTAACTTTTTACTATCAGACCGAAATCTTGTTTGTGGCTTTCCATCTTCTTTAAGAACATATCTTGCATCTTTACCATTTTTAACTAATTCTATTGATAAAGCGGTTTGTATATCTTTAGTCGTAAGTAATTTAGGCTTTGGCTGTGGAATAGGTTTAATCTTATTCTGTAATTGCTCAAGTGTTAATGGATGTCCTCTCTGGTTGACTAAATCACTAAAACTAATCTTTCCAGCTTTCCATAGCTTTTGTTTTTGTACACCTAATACTTCTTGTTGGAAGGCTTTAGACTTAGTGCCTAGCCACTGTTGATAATTCATATCACCTGCGACTTGACCATCCATACTGCTTCTGGTTGATTCTGGTATTTCAGAAAATTTACCTTTAGCACCTAATTCTTCCCAGCTTTTTGTTACAGGTACTTGTGTGCTTCTGCAATTCCAATGAGCAATAGCTGAAGGGAAAGGCTTACTATGCCCTATTGGGTTATATTCTAAATCCCATTCTAAGCCATCTAGCTCCATGCATATTACAGACGTTCTGTTATCAAGCGTTGCTACCCATTCTATTCCTTTAATCACATCAGAATTATTAGCAAATGTGTCAAGCCTTGCAGTATTAGCAACAGTCTGAATAGAACTTCTTACCACTGCTTCTGCACCACGCCTTTGAGCTTGTAAAGCGGCATCTTTAAATTTATTAACTCTTGTGCCTATTAAGCCTCTAACAATATTGTCTGTAGTATCGCCTTGTAACATCCCCATTCTAATAGTATCTTCAAACTTAGCTTGGAAGCCAGCTCCTTTTCTAGCCCACCATTCTTTGGTTGGTGAACCTTCTATAAGAGTTTTTGAGGCAATAGCATTTAACATACTTTTGCTCATAGTTGATTTTATTACATTTGCTTTTAATGATTGATTAAGTGCATTAACAGTTTGTATTTCAGAGAGTTCAGCTACTTCAGCAAGAATAAGAATTTGTGCTTTAGAAATGTCTTTGTAAGCGGTAGCTATTGTATTTCTTGTTTTTTTAAGTAAAGCAGTTAGTCTTTTATCTTGAGTTTGCTTTCTAACAGCAGTTATAGCATTAGAAGCCTTCAGTTCAGCTACTACTTTAGCTTCTAAATCTCTAAGCTGTTGTATTACTTGGCGTTGTACAGTTGCTTCATACCTTTGTATGTTAATAGTATCAGCAGTAATTTTATCAAGTATTTGCTCGTTGACATTCATTATTCATTACCCAAATGGCGACATTGGTGGCATTGGCGAAGGTCTTTCTTCCTCTTTATCAATCACGATAACCCTAACAAAAGCAGATAACATTCCATTGGTGCTAGAT